TCAGAGGCAGAAAACGTTGCTTAACGTGAGTTTTCGTTCCACTGAGCGTCAGACCCCTAGTACCGAAGGGCTTTCGTCTGGGAAGTGAAGAAGCTCTCGCCGGTGAACACGCAGATCATCTTCTGTATATTATCGATGAAGCCTCCGGTGTCAGTGATAGAGCTTTCGGTATCATCACCGGTGCTCTTACCGGACAGGATAACCGCATCTTATTGCTGTCACAGCCTACACGCCCAAGCGGCTATTTCTACGATACACACCATAAACTGGCCAAGCGTCCTGGTAACCCAGATGGCGTTTATACGGCGATCACGCTTAACAGTGAGGAATCACCGCTGGTAACGCCAGAATTTATCAAAATGAAGCTGGCGGAGTACGGCGGGCGTGATAACCCTATGTACATGATTAAGGTACGCGGCCTATTCCCTAAATCACAGGACGGCTTCCTTCTTGGACGTGATGAGGTTGAACGTGCGACGCGGCGGAAAGTCAAGATTGCCAAAGGATGGGGCTGGCTTGCATGTGTGGACGTTGCTGGTGGTACAGGACGGGATAAGTCCGTTATCAATATCATGATGGTGTCCGGCCAGCGAAATAAACGCCGTGTAATCAACTATCGAATGCTGGAATACACAGACGTTACAGAAACGCAGCTTGCCGCCAAAATTTTCGCAGAATGTAATCCTGAGCGATTCCCAAATATCACCATAGCGATAGACGGCGATGGGCTGGGTAAAGCAACGGCGGATCTGATGTACGAGTATTATGGTATTACCGTACAGCGTATACGCTGGGGTAAAAAGATGCATAGCCGTGAAGATAAGAGCCTGTACTTTGATAAGCGTGCTTATGCCAACGTTCAAGCCGCAGAGGCCGTAAAATCTGGTCGTATGAGACTGGATAAAGGTAATGAAACTATTGAGGAAGCGTCGAAAATCCCTGTAGGGATTAACTCCGCAGGTCAATGGAAGGTGATGAGTAAGGAGGATATGAAGAAAAAACTCAATCTGCACTCACCAGACCATTGGGATACATATTGTTTCGCTATGCTGGCGGATTATGTTCCCCAGGACGAAGTGCTTAGCGTCGAAGACGAAGCGCAGGTTGATGAAGCTCTGGCATGGCTTAATGAATGAATACTTGCTCTAATAAATTGTGTTTTTTAACTGCCGATGTTACATTGAGCCTGACCTCTTGCGCCTTGAGGCATTTTCGGTTTATGCTTATCAGGCATCTCAGTAAAACGGGTGCCGGGATTGAGACCCCGGATAATGCAAAAGGCGACACAGACGCCAAAAGCGTCTTTTTTTGTGTCATGCCATCGCACAGCCATACGTAGCGTTTAGCTCAGAGATCAATGGTAGTGCTGGCTGGGCTGCCGAAAGGCAGGCCGGTTCCCTTTTGCGCCGGTAGTCTCAACCCAGTCAGTGCTACCGCCATTGAGATTGAGACCTCACGCGGTAGCTCCTTAAATTAGCAAAAGGAGGCTGCCATTGTGGCTACTATCCCTACCCCTGCTCATCCTGAATTTATCTGGCGCTTTTACTCCTGCCAAAAACGTCACTATCACTTCGTTATTGCACCGACAGAAGATGAGGCACGTTCTCAGCTTCCGGATGCTCCCTGTATTTTCTCTGCCCGCTTTTCTACCGATTCGCGCAATTCTCTCAGTTACTGGTGCCTCCCTGTTAACGCTTCTGCTCAGGAGGGACTATGAGAACGTCATTAGTCACCCGTGAAGAGATGATCGAGGCAATTGAACAGCACACTGCCTGTATCAGTACCAGGGATATACCGGGCGTTATTGCCAACTACTTCATGATCACCAAACAACTTTACCGGAGAAAGGACAAACACGCGGTTCACCGCATTCTGCTAACCGATATCCGTGAATACCTGCTCGAACAGGGTCATCTGAATTACGCAACCGTCGCAGCCGAAGCACGCAAGGAGGCACACAGAATGAAAGCTACTAACGTTAAATCAGAAAAAGTTCATGCACCTTCAGTTCAGGAATCAGAGCTGGTGGTTGTTCAAAATCAGTCGGATGAAATTCCCGTTCTGGAGTGGCAGGGAGTGCGTGTCGTAACAACCGAAACTCTTGCTAAGGGGTATGGTACAGAAGCGATTCGCATTCGCCAGAATCATCATGAGAACAAAGTACGCTTTGTTGAAGCGAAGCACTTTTTCAAGGTTATTGGCGATGAGCTGAAAAATTTGCGGGTAGCTTTAAACTACTCACAAAATCCAGTCTCCCCCAAAGCGCGCTCTCTCATCCTCTGGACAGAACGAGGAGCTGCCCGTCACGCTAAAATGCTCGAAACCGATCAGGCATGGGCATTCTTTGAAAAACTGGAAGACAGCTACTTCCGACAAAAAGAACAGCAACCGGTCGCAATCCCCCAGACGCTTCCAGAAGCTCTGCGCCTGGCTGCCGAGTTAGCTGAACAAAAGCAACTTCTGGAACAGAAAGCCCACCAGCTAAATCAGCAGCTGGTGGCCGCCGCTTCTAAAGTCGATTTTGCCGACCGGGTATCAGTAGCTAAAGGGATCCTGATTGGGAATTTTGCAAAGGTCGTTGGACTTAAACAAAATGCGCTGTTTGCCTGGTTACGGGAGAACGGCATTCTGATAGCGTCCGGAGGCCGTAAAAATGTACCGTTCCAGCAGTACATCAACGCGGGGTATTTCACGGTGAAAGAAGTGGTGCTGGATGATGAAGATGGCTACCAGATACGGTTGACGCCTCAATTAACGGGTAAAGGCCAGCAGTGGTTGACGCGTAAACTGCTCGATGCTGGCTTGTTAAAACCGGTGGCGGCTGAATAATGGAAGAATGCCCGGTTGATGCCGGGCATAATTTATTGCGCGCTTTCGGGGTTGTCGTTTACTGGCTGCCCCTTCTTGGTTTTACGGCTGCGCGTAACTGATGCGGCTGACTTAACCTTTTTCTCTTCGCGAGTGATGGCAATTTGTTTTTTTACATTTTCAATATCTGCCAGGCGATATATTTTTGCTTGCGGCCAGCGGTCGCAGATGATCGGTTCTATGGAGTCATAAAGGCTAAATTTTGCTTTTTCGAATTCACCGTTGATGATAATTCCATCACGGAGAGTTTCATCGCAGATAAACACGCCACACAGTGGCACATGGTAACTAACTGATTTACCATCATTGTAGTTAGGGCTACTGGAAATGTAGTGGACGCGCAGCATTGTTTCGCTAAAGCCGTGTACGCGCATACGGAATTTTTCATCCTCCGGGTACTGCTTCATTAGCTCTTTTGTTGCTTCCAGGTTCTCTATGTATTTCGCACTGTGCTCATTGATCCCCGCGCTTTTTTGGATGCGAATGTCCTTATCAATCAGATGAATAATGCGGCCAGCGGTCATGTTGACGCTGTTCACAGCTTCTGTCTGATAAGTTGTAACCTTACGCACACCGCGAAGGATGTTAGGCACTGGATATAAAATAGTCTTTGGGATATTGAGGTCTGGGTACTGTTCCAGTTCCCGCGCCATTAAAGTCCATTTATCAATTTCAGCCTGAATGCTGTCAGTTTCTTTGAACGGTAGAACGACAACCGGGCGTACAGGACGACCGTCGCTGGCTGTATCAACGTGTTGGGCGCGTGCAACAGCTTTTTTTAGAAAGAGATCCCTGAAGCTGACGAACTCCTGGTACAGTTGTTCGCCGTAGACATAATTTATCATTGATCCTCCTCCAGAATTGACATGGTCAATAACGCCCGGCTGAGAAAACCGGTCATTACTGACCTATATTATAGAGGGATCAAACGAAAATAATAGATTTATTAGTGCATTTATTGTGAGTCTAACTGGTTAGTTGCCATGAGATATTCGATTGTGTCAGTGAGGTCATCCAGGTCGTCTTGGGTGATGCGATACTCCTGATTGGATATCTTTGAGTAGTGTTCAGCAATGGCGCGGGCTGCGTCGGTTTCGGCAGGGTCTACAGATAAAGCGTTAGAGCAATGTCTAACGTCGTCGATGGTTGGTTGAATGAAAGCCATAATTATGCCTCACTGTATTGACAACACAGAGCCTGAAGCTCTGACCTACTGTTTCACCCATGATCCATGCTGGGGTAATCTAACAACATTGCGCTGTGTGTAAGATGAGCAATGCATAGGGAAGGTGCGAACAAGTTCCTGATATGAGATCATCATATTCATCCGGAGCGCATCC